GTACGTTCATGTTGGATCTCTGGATAATGCTTTTATAGTTTGTCCTCCCGGTTCTTTTCCGGGTTTACGGCGTCTCAAGTTTAAAGCGTATGAGCTTGAGACAGCTATAAAAGTTTATACTCCAGGTGCCAAAAATGGCGTAAACGCGGTCGGAGTAATTAATGCCGTTGGGTTGCATTCAGGTCAGCACTCTGCTAGTACTTTGCCTAGCTCTAGTGGTGGCCCTTTGTTGCCCATCGGTTCTCAGAACGTTTATTATGGCACACATTTGGGTTTTCTCACTAAGAGGATAGGTGATGAGGAGGTGAATGTTAACTACTTCGTTCCTGGCTATCTTAGTGAGCGAATAATTGACGGACTTTTTTCTACTCAGATCGTTGCCCAAGAAGCATTGGATGTTCAGGCTTATGCTGGACGTTTCGAGGGTTGGGCCACGACGGAGTATAATAAGGTCTGGGTGGTTGTTTACGATAAAACCGTGACCCGTGCTCCGCACGCTGTTCAAGTTAAAATTGTGAAAAGCGGTGTGGATTTGGAGTTTCAACCCTATCGACTTGAGGATGCTGAATGGGAGATAGAGGAGACCATAATGCGTAAACCTGCTCTCCTACCCCCCACTACTTCTAATTGGGCAGACCAAATGGATTATTGGTAGGATGAGAAACAAAGAACGCAGATGGTTGAGTTGCTTGCCAAGTTCAAGGATGGTGACTGGGCTGATAAAGCGCGCAAGACGCTTTCTAGCGGCAGGCATTACATCTTTGAGGAATTTGGCAAGTTCACTCTTGACCCTGCCTCTTGGTTAGTTTCAAAAGGCATGTGGCTTCCTGATCCTGAGAGCAAAAGTATCCTGAAGGGAACTGGACAAAAGAAGAAACTATCAAAAGATGAGAGGGGGAAACGAGCCCGTGGTAGCAAACAAATAGCTGCCACTCAGATGCTTATGGGTAACGAGGCTACTCTGGGTTTAACACCTCAACCTTCCGGCGTGGAGGCTAATCCAACGTCGGCCCTTAAAAATCTTAGGGGGACGACTGCAGCTGTCAAGAAATTTGTGTCACTTCGGGAGAAATTATTGGCAGGGCAGAAGACCCAAAAAGGCTTGTTTTCTTTTCTCGATACAAAAGTGGAGGCTTCAAGTGTTGGTGGCTTCGGGGCCTGGTTCAAAAGGATCGGTCATGGATTCTCTGTGCATGACAGTCGGAAAGTAATAGAGAAAATTAAGGACAGCTCTTTGGTGTGGGTTAAGCCCATATTGGAAAATTTGGGCTGGCCCACATTTGATGCTGATTCCATTCGCATGAGCGTCCAAGCTCACTGTGATTTGTTTCTCAAACGTTACGTTCCTACTGCCACTTCTTTGGTTCCCTTCGACCTCGGGGTGCGTGTGGCTAGGAAGTTATCCCTACTTAGCAAAGTTGCGAGTGTGGGTTTAACTACAGACCCCATGCTCCGGGATAAGTTGAAATCCCGTATTAAGGATTTTCTGGTAGGGCCAAACTTTAAGAAGGTTGCCAAGAAGAGCACAGGGGTCACACCCGGCGTTAACAAGGCGGAGGTAATGGGCATCTCCTGGAATAGAAAAGGGGAAGTCCAAATTGACTCCTTGCGGTTTGAGCAGGCTTTCACAAAAATCTGGGAATTCGTACAGGCTATTTTGCTGGGTAAGGATCCCGATTTGTTGATAAAATGGTTTATCAAGGATGAGCCGACTAAGGTTAAGAAGTTGGATGAAGGTAGGTTACGACTGATTAGCGGGCTTGACGTTTATCCAGCTGTTCTTAACTTAGCTCTTGGTGAATCCTTGATACAAGACGACGTGTTGCATTGGAAGAGAAAACCTTGGTGTATTGGTGCAGATTTGGACCATAAGGATTTTGGTTATCACTTCCATAGCAAGGTCGGCGAAAATTACCATGATTATGACAAGTCAGCATGGGATTGGACAGTAAATGCTCTTGATGTTGATTTTCTAGATTTGTATTTCACCGAGCTTTACGGTGGTGATTCGCTTGAGCGGGTTGTGTTCCTTTCGACCTTTGGTCGGGGAGCCAACTGTGTGTTTGTGTTGCCTAAGGAGGCTTATCAACAAAATTTTGTTGGTCTCTTAAAATCTGGATGGGCCCTTACTTTACATGCCAACAGTGTGTTGCAAGTTGCC